ATGCCTCACCCGCAGTAAAGAAGGCAGCAAAATCAATGGATAAATCAGATGCTAAAAAATATGCATCCACAAAACACAAAGGGAGACCAGAAAAAGTGAACAAAGAGTGGATAATTAAAACAATTAAAGAGTTAACCAACACCGAAATGGAAGCATGTGGTTACACTACTTCTGCTGTCGACCCTAATTATAAATTAAAATCACCAGGTGGAACTGGCAAAGAAGATAAAAAGTTAAAAGAGGCATATGGTTTAAGTGAAATGAAAATGTCAGAAATAGATAAACTTATTAAAAGTAAAATCAAAGATATTGCTCGTAAAGATAGAAAACGAGGTATGCAATTGATGAATCTATATAAGAAACATTGGATAGAGTTTATTAACATTTACAAACCTCATTTTTGGAGATTTACTTGGTGTATACTAACCAGTAATATTTAGTTTTTCTGTCATTTTTTCTTCAGCAACCAAATCTAAATCAGTTTTTACTTCATTTACGGGTAGCTTCTGAATTTCTTCTCTAATCAAGTCTCTAATTTTCTTAATTACAATTTCTTTATTCATTTTTTCTGGTCTCCCTTTGTGTTTTGTGGATGCATATTTTTTAGCATCTGATTTATCCATTGATTTTGCTGCCTTCTTTACTGCGGGTGAGGCATTTTTTAACTCACCTTTTTGATATGCTCTAACCATACCCATGGTTTAGATTTAGCTGGCATCCTATTCTCCTCTAATGATTTTATTAATGATGTCTTCTGCCTTACACCAATCACCACAAGTTCTACCTTGTGTTTGGTTAGGGTCAACACTCTCATTCATTGGATACATAAATGCACCATGTGTAGATGGATTACTAACAAAGTCAAATGCAATAAGTTCAAAGTCATCACCAACTTTAAGTGCTTGTTGTCCATTATCCTCATTAACTTGTTCTACTGAACCCATACCACGAGAACTGATACCAAGTTTGATACCATTCTTAAATAATTCTCTCAAGATATTACCACTTGGTGTAGTTAGGATTTCTACGGTTCCTAAAAGATTATCACCCTCAAAATGCATCTCTGTAATATTATGTGATACATTTTGTAAGTTCACAACTGAACTATCAGGATGGTCAAGTTCACCAAGTGCTCTACTTTGTTTAATAAAATTTTCATTATATTTTTTAGATTCACGAACCAATACTTCTCTTGGATATATTCTTCCATTTTGATTTTTTGCATCTGCTCGTTGTAATACACCTTTAACCACTAACTTACCATTGTTTTCTTTTAATGATTCGTTTATCTGTTCAGCAGATAACTCAAAAGGTATATAATCTACTAATAAGTTTCTCATTATTTCATCCTTTTCACCATTCCTACAACGTCTCTCATAAATTTAGTTACATTATCTTTGTAGGATTTTATAATTTGTTTTGCTAACGCTTTATTTTCTGGTCTTGGGTCGTATAAAAATACCTGTTCTAATTCAAGCATTGCTTTTCTTAAAGCTCCCTCGTGTTTTGCAATTTTACTTAAAGCTTTTCTTGCAAACCTTACATCATCTGGCCCCTCTTTAACATTCTTTTGATGTTTTTCCATTACTGATTGTAATGTTGGTAATGGTTGACCAAAATCTCTTTTTAATAAATCTATACTTTCTGTTAAGAATTTATCAGTTAATATATTTGATAATTTAATCATTGTAATTTCCCTACTTTATTAGCCAACTTAACTAATCTTTCTGATATTGAGTTCAATGCCTTATGAGTTGTTTTCCAATAAGAACTTGAATCTACATTTAGTTCATTCTTTAAACGAATATTAAAATCTATTTGTTTGGATAATGAGTTCAATGCATTTTTAACTTCTCTTATTGAACGACCAATCTTTTGTTTTGGTGTTAGGGATTCATCGTTTCTCCATTGGTGATAACGACCCTCATTTACACTTTCAATCTTTTTATCAATTTGTTTACCAAGAGTTGGTTGAACTCTTTGAACATCTTTAATTGCCTTCAACCCACCTTTAAGTATTTTTGCGATTCTAGCTATTGCCTGTGATTTAGATGATGCATTAACAATAGTTTGTATAGTTTGACCATCTTTCTCAACTTTAACTGCAAACATTACTTCATTAATCTGTTCAGTTTGAACTTCATTACTTAACTTTTCTTCTGAATCTAAATAATGATATGCCTTTTGTAAATATTCTTTTGATATGATTAGTTTTGATTGCCACCAATTAGGAAAATCTATTTCTTCAGATGAATCATCATATTTTTTCAATGCATCATGAAGTTTTTTACTATATTCCATTAACTCTAAAGTAGTTGACCTTAACATATTTGGTTCATCATCTTGATGACCTATGTCTTTGTCTTCATTTACTTTAGTGAATCCACTACCACTTGCGATTGAATCTCTTCTATCCATCTTACCTGTACCACTAAACGCATTAGGTGTCATATATCCAGGTGTTGCAGAAGAAACTGATGCCTCCTCAATATCTCTTTCTTGAAGTTCTTTATGAAGTTCTTTACGAATTATCTTTTTGAGTAGTTCTTTAAGTTGTTTTTTGGTTAGTGACATCTTTTAATTCCTTAATTAACTCATAATATCTCATTAGAGAAATTATATTTTTATCTTTAACTACTTTTGATGGAACCAATGTGTCAATATGATTGATGGCCTCTTCTAACTTAATACGAGTAATATCATCATCCACTTTAACTACATATTTTTTAAGTATAGATTTAATCTTAACAATCTCACTATTAACAAATTCATTTAATGAATTAGTATTTGATAAATTATTAATATATTCTTTTAATAAGTCTTTCTGACTTTCATTTAAAGATTTATATTTCTCATTAAATTTATCAACTAACAACTGATAAGTCAATAATCTTAGGTCTTTATCTTGTTCTGATAAACTTTCCATGATTTTGGATTTATCTTCTTTAGATTTAGGTTTGGATGTGATGTGTTCTATCAATGTAATTGTACTATCTGTAGTTTCAATAGGATTTGGATTCTCAGATACACCAAACACTTTATATATTGAAGCAAATACTTTAAAGTTTGGTAATCTTGTATTGAAGAAGTCTTTTACACTATAGTTTTCTTTAATTGTCTTGATTAAATTGTATTTTTCGTTATTTAGTCTACGATTTGACAATCTTTGACGACTTGTAACAACAGCTTCAAGTAATTTTATTGCATGAGACTCTTTTGTGTATTTTTTCTCAGTCAAAATACGATAAAGTTCATACTCTTTACCCAATTCTGTGTTTTTATTAAAAAATTCTTTAAATATTTTTACAGCTGGTGAATCCTTTGTGTCATTCAACACATCTACCGTGATTTGACGACTCAGTAATTCATATAGAATAGCCGTATTCTTTATTTTATTATGTTTAACATTTGAAATAGACATATTTGCTTCAATATCCTTATACTATACTTTAATAAATATAAAACTTTCAAGAAATGTGTATTTAATCTACACTATTTTTTTTGTTTTATACTCATTATATTCTTCATTTAACTCATCAATTTTTTTATCTTCTGAGATTATTTCTTTCGCCTTACTTCCCATTGATTTTTTTAATGCATCGTAATGTGCTAACGCCAATGGTGATTGGAACTTACTTTTATTTCTTGGTTTTAAGTCCTCTCTGCCTAATGGATTACGACCTCGTGCACCACTCTCTTTACCATATTTGTTTGCCTCTTTAGGTCTTCCTGCCCCCTCAAAACCACCTTCAGGTGAACCACCCTCATCTTTAAATACTGAACCAGATAAACTATCTTCATCAAATCCACCTTGTGATTGCATATCACTTGGTGTTCCAACTGATTCTCCACTTTGTTTAGGGTCATTACCTTCTTGTTCAATTTGGTCATATCTGAACTTGTTTTTTTGGTCTTCAATAATTTGTTTTCTGACTATATCTTTTTCTTCATTTGAGAAGTTAAAGATGTTATCATACACCCACTCTGTAGGTAAGATTTTATCACTTACCATATCACGAGCTAATGATACTTTTGAACTCCACAATTCTACTTTTTCTTGGTCATACATGGTTGATGGATTAGTTAATTCCAAGTCAAAGTTGACCAACTCTTCATCTGTGTATCCTTGTGAGTACAAATGTACTACTGCTATTTTTGTTAACTCTGAAATAACAATTCTTTGTATTCTTTCAATGGTACGAGCAAATCTAACATCTTCTGCTGCGAGTGTTGCCTTACCACCGACATTTTCATCAAACCCTAAGAATGCTTTCGGTACTCTTAGTGCCGCCAACATTTTGTTTTTTAAATATTCAATATCATCAGTTGAATCATAGTCTAATCCACCCAACTCATTTATTTCAGTTCCACTATCTCCACCACGAACTGGTAAGAAGAAGTCTTCTGTTAGGTTTTGAATATTGTATTTAAGATTGTATTCACCTGTGTTTTCATCAAGAAAAGGTGTTTTCTTCATCTTGTTGATAATTCTTTGCATATAATTGTCAACTTCATTTGGTGGTATATTACCAATATCAATCTTATAAATTCTTTTTGATGGTGCTCTCATGATTCTATGAATCAACATCGCATCTTCCATAAGTGTTAATTGTTTCCAAGTTTTACGAGCTGCCTCCATCATACTTTTACCATAAGGTAGGAAGTTACTATCATTAGTTAATCTGAAGTGTGCAATTTGAAAGTTTTCAAACTCAATGGATTTACCTTGACCTTGTGATGTTCGTCCAAGATAAGGATGTGCACCCTCAATACTTTCTAAATAGAACTTAGTATAATAAGGATTCTCTGGGTCTTCACCTTCCGCTCTTACCACTTCATAAGGTGATAATGGAATCACATTTGTAATACCATATTTATCACTAACATCTAAGTAGAGATAAAAGTCACCATACTTACACATATTACGAACCCAAGGCCATAAATTAAATTCTATATTCATAATGTCATAAAATAAATTATGTAGAATTTCTTTAATGTTCTCGTTATCGGATTGTATCTTTAGTACTTCACCATATTCTGATTTCATTGTAGACTCATCTGAATATATGTCTAACGCACTTGATATAATACTATCACTATCCATTGACTCATAATCTTTGAATAATGCTAATCTTGCAGCCATCACTTGATGAACGGTTGAATAACCTGTTCCAACTAAATCTAAGTTGGAATGTAGTTTTGAATACCTATCAACTAAATGTGATTTTACTTGTGTTTGTATTTGGTCTGTATCGGTGATTTTTAATTTACGACCACCGACATTTCTTACGATTACATTTGTACTAAATAATCGTCTCAGTCTTCCAAATAATGTTGTATCTGCCATTTTTTACCTCTTTGTTATAAGAGCCATTCTAAAGACTCTTTTTTCTTACCTTTACCGATATTCCATTCCCACTCACCATTATTATTATCAGATGGTATGTAGACTCCTTCTTGGTTCATTGCGGTTAAGGTTTTTTTTGTTAACTCAATACCTTCGGTTTGTAATCTTAATGCAGTATCACGAACCCATAATCCGATAGCAAAGGACATTACCAAATCATCATTGTATCCTGCCATTGCTTCGGCTCTATTATTAACATATACAAATGTCAATAACTCATCTATCAATCTATTAGAGTGAACCACAACTGATTCATCTCTAAAATATTCTTCAAGTTTTGCAATAATTAATGGTCTGGTTTTCATTGTTGTACTGAAACCAGCCACCATATTTCTTTCAGTTGTTCTATATTTGTTACTCAACTGATGTTGAACATCAACATATTTTAAATCTTTACTTGTATAAAATAGATTAGGATAATCCCTATCTATTACTTGTTGGATGGTTGCCCAACCAATATTATTGTTTTCTATAATTAGTAAGGCATCGTTATATTCTGTTGAAATACTGACTAACATGTTACCAAAATCTTTAGTACTTATCCTACCTTTGTACTCTGCAACTTGTTCTACTTTCTCTATATCAATCACATGAAATGCACTATAATCCGCACTATCACCACGACCAACATCTGCACATACTACATACTTTTTTGTATAGTTTGGTGGTTCCCAAATCCAACAATTATTATCAATTCCTCTTTTTTCTATTGGGTCTTTACATTCCTTTTTTCTTAAATTCTCTAATAATACGGCATCAATTACACCAGTACCAGAAGTTAAGAAGTCACAATCACACTCTTGTGCTGCACCACTCGCTCCTAATAAAACATTTTGTTCTTGTCTCCACTCTTCATTTCTATCGGGATGTACCGTCCAATGTAATTTAATTGGATTAAACATACCAGTTGCATCTTCTGCCTCTACCCAAGTTCTATGAAACCAATTACCAACTCCATTTGGTGTTGATAATGCAATACAACTACCACCCGTTGTAAGTGTTTGTTGAGATGCAGTCCATATATCATCAATCTTATCAATGAACGCTGCCTCATCCAATATCAATAATGATAGAGCTTCAGAACGAGCAGCTTCTGGTCCACTTGCACTCGCTTTAATTTGTGAACCATTCATATATCTCAGATTTAATTTGTTATCCTCAACACATCTTTGTTTCAACCAACTTGGTAGATTTGCATGCATTACACGAACTTTCGTTACTAAGTTTTTCGCAGTATCTTGTTTAGTTGCAATGACTAATATATTCTTATCTTGGAAAAATGTCATCATCCATAATGCATATCCTGCAGTCAATGTGGAAATACCCAACTGACGAGCCTTCAGTATGATATTCATACGATGTCCTTTAAACTCCTCAATTGTTTTTTCTTGAAAGTCATACAAATCAAATGGAACTTTACCTTTGATTGGATGTTGTATCACACAATACTTTCTTAAAAAATATGCTGGGTCTTGAGCACACTTAATATACTCTTGTTTGATTACATCTTTAAGTTGTTCTGCCATTAGTTCAATTGCCCTGCAAGATTAACTGAAATCGCTGTAGCACCGACACCATAAACAAACCATAACCATTTGTTTTCGTGCCACTTAGGTTTCACCACTTTCACCTTTTCCTTATACAGATTAATTGTTTCTTTCTGTAATTGAAGTTGCTGAGTTCTAAAATCAATAATCAGAGAATCAGATTTTGAGTTTTCCTCTAATAATGAGATTTGTTTTTCCAAATCCATCACTAAAGATACATTCAAACTATCTTTTAACTCTAATTCTTTAATTTTGTTAGTGAACCCAAGTACTTCTTCCTCTGTAAAGGTGTAAGTTTTTGTATCTTGCCCAAACAACAAACCAAGAAATAATATGTAAATAAAATATCTCATATATATAAATATATACTACTTACTAAATTTCTTCAAATATTTTACTGCCTCATCAACATCGTTAGTTTTAGATGCTTCTTCAGCTTTTAATATTTGTTTTTTAGTATTGGTTACTTTTCTTTTAAGAGAAGCAACTTCTTTTTTGTTAACTTTTTTCTTTGATTCAAGTCTCGCAACTTGTACCTCAAGGCTTTTAACCTCTTTGTTTTTCTTTTCTATTGCCTCATCTAATTTCTTGACTTCTTCTTTTTTCTTTCCGCCAAAAAAAAGATTCATTATGAATCCGATTATTTTACCAATCATTACTATTCTCCTTGTAGTTGTTTTTCAAATTCTTCTACTTTATCTTTTGCATTCTGTATGAATTCTCTTGCCTCTTTTACGGTATTGTCAAACTCTTTTTCACCCATTTCCCACTTTTCTGCCTCTAACTCAGGTGTGTTTACACCAACATTATTCAACCATTCCTTCTTACCACCTTGTTGTTCAAACTCATCTATACTTTGTTCCAAATCAACTAAATAGGCCTTTTGATTTTCTAACATTTTTTTCTGTGCATACATGTCAAACTCACCTTTTATTTTAAGTTTGTTTTCATACACTATCTGACAATCAAAACAATGCCCCTGTGTTCTCCAAAACTTATCATCAAGTTTCTTCTTCATCGCCTTTTTACACTTAGGACAAAATAAAGGCATCCTAATTGATTGCATTGTTTTACTTAATTCTGATTCTCTTGTTTTACCACCAAGGTTTTCTTGTTTACCCTCGTATCCTACTTGTACATAATCTTTTTCGTATTCTTTACCACCTAATAAATCTTTTAAGGCCTTATTTTGCCTTTCTGCTTCTTTACTATATCCTGCCATTATAACTCCTATCCAAATTTTAAACTACCTAAAATCTGGTTTACGCTCGCAAATGCCCCTGTAAACTTATAAATATTACCTTTGTATTTAAACACAATACCCTCACTTGGTACGATTGCATTTAATCCACCAATCTTCTGTAGTTTTTCAATTTGTAGTTTTAGTTTTTTTAGTTTCTCTATTTTATCTGGTTTTTGCAAATCTTTCATTGCACTGATAACTTCTTTTCTCATCTTTTGTATTGTCTTATCAGGATTGACTGCCATATATCCACTTATATTTTTCAATATCTCGGCACCAACTTGAAAGAACAATATCTCAAATGGTTTTATATTATCTTTAAAAATTTTATTATGGTCAAACTTATCTGTTTTTAATATCCAATCTAAGAACTTTTCATTTTTACCAAAGTCTTTTTTCATTTGTGATGTCTTATAACTCTTATCAAAGTATGCCCATCTCTTTACCAACTTGGCAAACTGAACTGGTTTTAGTTTTACACCAAATTGTTTTGATGCATTATAAACATATTCTCTCCAATATGACTCATGATACATACCCAATGTATCTTTATCACTTAATGCATATTGTGATTGTAGTTTTTTTATTTTTCCTAAATACATATTTTTCTTCTTACCAAAATCTTGTACTTTTGGTACGGTTAAGAAGTTTGGTTTACCAATCTTAAACATTTTTTGTATGTGGTTGTTAGTTTGTTTAATCATACCTGCCAACATTCTTGCAGAATCTTTTGGTTGTCCTATTGGTCTACCACTTTCATCATACTCTAATGTACCATGAAATACTATTTCTGCCACATCATAATCTATTACATTTGCTGTTGCTGGATACATAACCTCTAAATTCATCCATCGTTTACCATTACCGAAAACTTTTTCTTTTTGTTTATCCGATAAAGAACCGATTGCTTTTTCTAAATCTTTCATCGCACCTACAAATGCTTTTTCTATATTACCTCTACCTTTAAAGATACTTTTTATACCTTTCGTATCTGGTGCAGTTTTACCAAAATTCTTTAGGTGTCCTTTGTTACGAGCTGCCTTTAACTTACCATCAATCCAACTTACCATTAGATTCTGTCCATCAAGTTTCTCTGTAACTCCATCCTCTCTATCTAACTTTCCACCCAATCCGTTAATAACAATCTGTTTCAAATCTGAAAATGTCAAATTATTATCATCAAATGGATGAGACATATGTCCGTAAGCTCCACCCTCTATCAATAAGTTAACATCATTTATAAATGACTCTTGAATATCATGAATTGCATCACCCATGGACTCATCACCTGGTGCCAAGTCAAGTTCAACTGCTCGTTGTGTATTTTGGTCTTGTGTCTGAACACCTGGTAATGCAGGAGCTTCAACGGGAACACCTGTAACATCTCTTTCATTATCTGTTAGTCCGAACCACTTGATAACTTCAAAGTCAAGATTACCAATAACTTTCTCTAACCATTTCTTATATGCCTTAACTGGGTCTTCACTTGGGAATCTTTCACCATATGGCCCTGCACCTCTTCTACCATATGCAACCGTAGGTACTTTATCCATTCGTGTGGTGAAATCTAATCCTGGGTCATTCGCGTTTTTACCCAATATATAATGTACTAACTCCCACCCAAGACCTTCATCAGAACTTTTATACATTGAATCTATCCACTTCTTAGAATGTTTTTTATAATCACTAAACCCATCATAAAATGTAGGTGGCCCATCATCAATTGGGAATAAATTTGTTGTAGAGTTTTCTTTAAGTATTTCTGATATATCATTATTGATTAAAAAGTTATCAAACATTTCAAATAACTTTCTAAACTTATTAGTCATCATGTTATAAACACCCTTATCATAATAACCAAAAGCTTGTTTAAATAATTTAGGTCTTTCATCATCTTTTATTTTTGGACTACCTAATAGATTTCTCATTACGGTTCCACTTACTTCTTGTCCATCCACTTTGATAGATTGGTGTGGTGCAGTAAGTATGTATCCATGTTGTTCATAACCCTCTAAATTCTTTTTGTTCTTTTTGAAATCTTGATAATAAGTTTTTCCACCACTCTTCTTTGTCCCACCAACTAATCTTCCTGCATCTTTTGCACCAAAGATATAGACAACTGCAGTAGTCTCTGGGTCAAACTTTTTCAAAGCGTTGTTTGCAACATAAGGTGTTTTTTCTTTTACAATTTTATTTTTAGGTACACCCATTTTTGTCATATGACGAACTTTTTCTGCAAAGTTCATAGGATGTCTTGGTGGTTTTTTGATATCTGAAGTAGTGATATATGCATCATCTACTTGAGATTTTAACCATTTATAGGTTTTTAAATGGTGAGGCCCAAATGGTTGGAATCTTCCACCATAGATACCAACTACTTTTTTGATTTTGGTTCTATCTTCTTTTAACTTACTTGTATCAGTTTTAAGAAAAGGGCCTCTTCTAAGTGTTTGGAATCTGACAGGTACTTCTTGACCAAATAAATTTTTAGGTGCTAAAATTCTTAATGTAACTAATTTTTTAGGATTATCTACTTTTACTAACTCAAAATCTATCTCTTTATATTTCTTACCTTTATGTGTAAGATTCTTACCTGTAATAAACTTTTCTACTTTATTACCTCTAACTGCAAATCGTTCTTCAACTTTTTTATAACCACTCAACTTATCAGTTTTGTTTTTATTTATACCTTTTCTACTTGGTGATGGAATCACTCCTGCAGGTGCACCAAACTCTTCTTTTTTCAATCTACTTTTTTCTCTACGACCTCTATTTTTAGATTGGTCTTCATAACCTGATATTTTACCATTTTTATGTGAGGCATCTTTTTTATCCCCATTTCCATAAGTACCTTTTTGACGATTATATTTATTTAATTCAGCTCTATACTTTTTCATCTTGGTAGATGATTGGAATTTTTTATATTCTTCTTTATAATCTCTTTCGGCCTTCTCTTCTAATTGTTCTTCACTATCATTATTTTGTTTTTTGATTGGGCGAAACTTTAGGGCAGGTCTACCATTTATCAATACATCACCTTTTTCATTTGTATCTATGGATTTAACCTTAACTCTTTTATTTTTAAACTTACCCATTAAGACGGTATCACCAACTTCTACATCTAATTCAATACCCTCAACGAGTGGTTTAACTAACCATTCTGTGAGTTTTGAGTTCATTTATTTTACCATTTCCTACAAGACCAATAACGAGCTTTATGTCTTGGGCCTGGATTATCACAATTATGGCGGGCCCTAAATGACTTACGAGCTTTAGGATTAGATTTACGGATTCTCATAGTTCCACCCTTAGCATCTCCACCTTGACCAAAGTTTACCTTGACGACATTTCCTTTGTCGTTCTTTACATATACTTTAAATTTCTTTACATCACCCTGCATTGGTTTACCAAGTTTTACTTTTCTACCTTGATACTCTGCTTCAGGTAGTAATCCAGTCATAGTGTATCCAAAAGAACCATCCTCTGCCCATATATCATATGATTCTTCAATTGATTCTTTTTTACTTTTGTTACCCCAATTTTTGGCACCAACTTTTCTACATTTTACAAGAGCACCACTTGCATAAGCAGATGGCCAAACATCGTAACGAGCTCTTACTTTATGATAACACGCATCTTTTTCACCTGCTGCTTCATCAAATTGTTCTAATGTAATTGGTTTCCCAACTAACTCTTCTAACTTTACACTCATTTTACTCTCCTACTTCTTTGGTTTTGTGGATACTCTGATTGGAGCTTTACCTTGTCCTGCAGATTGTTTACCACCTCTATTAGCTTGATTTTGTGCTGCTCGTTTTCTACGAGTAGCGGATTCTTTTTCTTTCTTACTCATACTACGAGCCTTTGATGCAGGAACACATTTTGCATATGCTCTTTTCTTACCACTCGTACCACAAGGTGGATGTTTACCAGATTTATCTTTCTTACCGATATTCACCCATTTATCTTTAAACCACTTTCTTAAATTTTCGTTGACAGGTTGTCCACAATTTACACAAATATTATCAAGTATTTGTTTTGCCTGTTCACTTGTAATATGTAAATGTTCTTTCTTTACGCAATTAGGATATGTTTTTCCAAACATTTTTTTAGTACCTTTTTTTTCGTATCCTTTCCAACATTTTTCGTGTAAACAAACTTTCATCTTAACTCAATAGTTTAACTATCGTTCCTGCACCTGTTACAACTTTCTTTAATGCTATATTGTAAACTTGTCCTGTTACTAATCCTGCAGTTAAATCACCACCATCAACTGCAGTTAATGTGTAGTTAGTTCCTGTCTCAATTAAAAATGCGGAATTAAGATTTGAACCTGTTGGTTCGTATGTTGTATTTGCTGCTACTTCATAAGTTCTTTTGAAAGAATTAGAAGTATCTATTGATTTGGTTCTACTTACAAAAGAACCTTGAACTGGTGTTGCCATTTTTATCTCCTATACTGAAAGTGCTCGTTTAAACCATCCAAACAAGAACCTTTCTTGTTCTGGTTTCTTATTCACTAAATCATAATAATGCTTTAATCTATAACAACGAACTCTCTCTAATGATGGTTTGTAAGTTTCAAGTGCACTTTTTGTTCCTGGGCCCATACCACCATCAACTGCCAAGTCTGCACCTTTTGCATTACATGCTCGTTGTAAAATCTTTACTGCGGTTCCTCTACCCATATTCACGCAACAATCAAAAAAGAAATGTCTTAGGTGTTCTGGTAGTTCTTCTACTCTGTTTTTATCCCAATAATCCTTTTTGTAAATTTCTTTTGCACCCTCTTTTGTAAGGTTCTTAATATCTACATCTGGATAAAATCTTTTTGCGATACCAAAGTTTGTTTCACCACCTAAATCTTTTGGGTCGTGAACATAACCACCCTCGTGGTGTAGTGTTACTTCTATGATTTCATCAAAAGTAGTTAACATTTTATTTTCTCCTATTAAGTAGTTTTTGTTTTTCAACCCACTTGAGTCCAAGTTTGTTTTTGATTGGTTTATTAACAAACTTTCTAACAACTTTAGTAACCAATGGAACAAATTTCTTCTCCGCTTCTTTTTCGGATAAATGTTTTGAATTATCAATTATCACGAAATTATTTTTAAATAATGCTTGGAAAGAACCAAGATTTTTCTGAACATCTTTCCAACTCTTCTCTAATAAATCTGGTGGTAACACTCTATCTCTTTCTTGGTTTCTTTTTTGAGCAACCTCTAAAGAAGTGTTTACCATCACCATATAAGTATCGTATCCGATATCTTCTAATTCTTTTTTCTTACTTTGTATCTTACTAAAGTTATGACCTGTACCATCTATAATCATACCTAACCTACCATTACGATATAATCTTTCTCTTTCTTTAGTAAGTGATTTTGTGTAATCTCTCAATCCACTTGAATCAGGCCCGTCACCTGTTAAATTCTGAAATACTTCATCTGGCATTTTATCTAAATCTGTACCGAATCCATATTTGTCCAACATAAACTTTAACTCTTTATCAGAGTTTACCATCTTTAAACCACTCATTGAAATATTAAACTTATCAGGTATTCCAAAAAGTTGTTTAGCAACATAAGTTTTACCACTACCTGGCCCACCCGCTAAAAATACAGCCTTTAATATACCTTTATCGTTAACACCCTCAAATAATAAGTCTTTTAGTTTAATCATTTAGTATCTCCAAATATAGTTTATCAACTATAAATATTAAGTTACGGAAGTTTCGTATGCTCTGTTTCGTCTTCCCCACCACATATTTATAGTACACCATTTCTTTACATCAGAGTCCCAATTTTCTGAATTAAATTCGTAGGTATGACCACCATTTTTGATAGGTTTATTTTCAAAAATAACCTCTTTGATATTAAAATTAAATGGAACTTTCTTGGGATATTGTTCAAATGGATTAGTACAAATCATTTTTTGGAATAAAAGTAGGTCATCAAGTAATGCCACATCTATATGTTTAAACTCATCTATTAAAAAACTTCTAATATTCTTATCAAATTCTTCACGATTAGTCACGATTCTGATAGATGTTGCCTCTTCATAATCCCAATAATAGTCTCCTGTAGTTCCTTCTACTCTTCTACCCCAAAGTTCTTCTTTTTTTAATACTTTAGTTAAGGTATCTTTAGTAATACTCATTTCTTTACCTAAAAAAGTATTGGGATTATTTTCCATCCAATTATAAAATTTAGTATAAAATTCTCTGTAAGATATGTCGTGTGTTGACTTCAATACTCTTGAAATATGTTGAGTAAATCCTAAGAAGTGTGCAAACATAAACATCCATCTCCAAATAGATGCCTCTACATATTCTTCCCTATTCATTGTATCACTACCAACTACCATATGTTCTTTTTCATTTTTTAACATATCAGGATAATCATGATGGAAGAATGCAGGTGTAGTTTCCACAATATCAATACCATATTCCTTGATATAACTTGGTTCAAAAAATGGTGTGTTAGGTAATGCAGTCATTGGATATACTCCAACATAATCATGAAATTCCATATCCATTATTTGAAATATACCATCTTTGAATGATTCAATTGTTTCTTTTGGTAATCCTAAAATTAATTCTACATAACTAATAAGTTTCTTATCTTTATACAAATCAAAAAATTCTTGTAGTTTTCCATTATCAACATTTTTTCTTCTAACTGCCTTCAACACATCAGGATTCATGGATTGTAGTGCAATAGTAATTCCTTTCATCATACCTGCCTCTGTAAGTAGATGTGCATACTCAACAACTTTGTTTGCTTTTGCTTTTGCCCAATCAACCCTAATGTTATCAGGATAACCAGTTTCTTTTTTTAACTTAGTCATATACTTTACTTGGTCAAGGTGTTCTTTAAATAAACCAAAGTTAGAGTCTGCATTGTAGAAAAATTCTACTTTATTTTTAGACAACCAATCTAATTCTTGGAATATCTTTTCATTGGTTTGTTTTGCAATCTTTTGAAAATATTTGTCACCAATCTCACAGAATGTACATTGATAAGGACAACCACGAACACTTTCTATTGTACCCTCAAAAGCATACTTATGGTCTTTGATTTTTACTAAATCATCAAACAATCCATCTAAATAAGGACTTGGCATTGAGTCAATATCTTTTAGTCTTTCTCTTGGTGGTGTTGTGATTAATTTACCTAATGGTGGATTGATAGTGATACCATTTACCTTTGTCCAATCTTTATCTATAAGATATCGTAACAATATATCTTCAAATGTTAACTCACCTTCACCATGAACTAATATATCAATACCTGGATTATCATCACAGAATTGTTGACATCTATCTCCTTTAGGTGTTCCTTGTCCACCAAAAACAACCACACATTGTGGATTAATTTTTTTTATTTTTTTAATGATTGAAGTGTTTTGTACTGAATTCCATACGAAATTAGAAACGCCAATAATATGAGAATCTTTTATTTGTTCTATTATTTTGTCCTCATCTTGTCTATAGTACATCCAATCTTCCATTTGTAATGAAAAGTTTTCTTTGATGGTTGGATTTAGGCGACAATATCCCCATATCAAACCTGTTGAGTATGGTAACTTAACTTGGTTTGCAGTAATGTCTGATAACTCAAGGAAACTTATTTTGTACATATTTCTTCTATCTCGTCAAAAAGTTTTTTAAATTGTTCATTTCTTTTACTACCCAATTTCATAAAATGGTTATAATTGTGTAGTAATATATCTTTCATATCCGAATACCACTTTATCATTTCTTTTTCAGAAATATTTTGTAGTCTTTTTATTTCATCAAGAATCATATTATATCTTTTTTTATTATCTACTACCTTATCATAAGATTCATCTATGAATGGATGAAAAGTCTTAAACCCAAGATTTCTTAATTCTTTCATAGTGTTGGGTCTACCAAAAGTTATAAATGGATGAAAATTACCCACACACTTCCAAGTCTTTTCAGTTATATAATCACTTCTCCTAAAAAAATTAGATTCTGTAACTACACTATAATAAGTATTTAACCAAGGTTTTTTAATATCTCCTCGGAACCCATGTATGTTTGATAAGTCTTCATGGTCAATCATTCTCTTTTTTAGTCTAACTGCTTTCTTAATATATCGTTCAAATTCTTTTCTATATGTTTTTTCATCATCATATATCATTTTAAACTCTTCAATATAAGTGTCTGTTCTTTTAGGAAAATTAAAGTCACCATCTAAGTTGAATTGAAAACTAACTAAGTTATCATCTAATATACCCATTTTAATTAATTCACCAATTAACATAACACGATGTGGGTGCATCCTTCTATTAAAACATAAGAACTTATGGTCTCTACTTTTACCTAAACTATTTTGAAAATCCTTCAAACTAACAGAACCGAGTTTACCTTTTAATTCTTCTGATTCAAAGTTTTCTATACCCATGTTATATTCATGTCCCTTTTCATATAAAAAATAATGATAATTCATAACTTTAAATCTATCTGTAGTTTGTATATTTTTTTGATGCCATGTATTATATTGTTTCTCAATACCATGATTACCACTTGTTAATATTATTATTTTTTTCATAGGTAATTTATTTGACATACAAATTTGCCACAATCTTTCAAAAAATGAATCAACAACTAAACCCTCATGTACCATTGTTATTAATATGTATCCATTTGATTGTTTTAATTTTGTCATTGTGGTTGGTGGTATTGCCTGTGAAAAATTCCAATCATCATATAAAGTACCTTGTTTTTGATTAATTCCAAATGACTTTTGGAAATCACCAAATATTTCAACAGGATAAATCCAAGTATCATCAGGATTAACTTCTTTTATATTTACTATTTTATCTTCATAAAAATTTCTAAAACTTGAATTATAGACATGCCATGGTTCACCGAAGTGTTCTCTTACATAACTCTCGGTAACATCATAATTACCACTATGATTTTGTAATACAAACCTGACAATTTCAGGATGACAAGCATTAGGTATCAAATAAGGTTTGTTAACATCAAAGACTATTTTCATATTATCTCCAAGATTCTTTTTTTAATAACATTGTTAAAATATATTTTGTGACCATCCCATTGTACATGAAGATTATCATCCCAAAATGGTAATTTATTTTCAATTGCATATTCATATAAACCATCATAATCATTTACAAATTGAAAGTTTTCAAAGTCTATTTGTTCAAATAAATGTTCTGTTTCTTTATATTGTTTGTGTAGAAATTCACCATCCTTATTAGTAAATATATTCTTCATTGTGTGAAATACATATTTTATTTTATTTAATTTACAAAAAGATTGTAGTCTTAATATAGATTCAAAGGTATTAATAATAGAATATTCATTTGTATAGAAGTTTTCGTAATATGTATTAAACCAATCTTTATACTCTTTAAATGTATAACCATCTTTATTTGGAAAACCACCACTTCTCAAATAACCCCAATTTTTATTTTCTTGATTATAAGAAGTATCAAAACCTTCTCCCAACCTCAATGGTTCAGTATTACCTTTATGTTGAGTTAATTCAGGCCATTTATATGTTTCACCAATGGATGCAAATAAATCAGTTCTTATTGGGTCACTCCACATTACTGAAAGTATTATTTCATCGGATTTAATATTTGGTATTTTTAATATATTACTCAATGTATAAATAACTCTTCTTGATATTAGAGAATTACCTGATGCAGGTTCACCTGTATGATAGTAAAATGGAAAATCAAATGATTCCTCAATGGCATTTGACCATGTTTTTTCTTGTTCTTTCATTATTGGTAAGTCTGCTCTTTTGGAAAAACTACAACCACCTGTAACTAATCTATAAGTCTTATCTGTCATTATAATAATCTCCATACTCTATTAATATAGTTGAACCCTCTCTATCGTATGCCTTTGTAAATTCCATAAATATATTCTCTGTTTTATCAAGTACCACCACTTCTACTTCTGTCAACATACTTTTCAATTCCTCTATATAGTTTTGAGTATGTTGTACTCCACCATTTAATGGTTCACGAGAACCAATTGCAGTTCTTATAATAACTTTTGGTTCCATTTGACCATTACTCATATTTTGAATTTTATCTAAATGATTCACCAAACTATCCATACATCTAAGTAAGAAGTCCATTCTTGGAAAACAACTAATTGGAATATGTCCATTAAGTGCCATACCTGTACTCATTCCCATTTGTATTTCTTCAAACACAGGTAATTCTAATCTCTTTTCATCATCAATATCTTGTAATGTCCCATAAATAGAATTACCACTATACTTAACTGATTGTCCCATAAAAATAGTATTTTCTTTATCACTTAACCATTTCATAGAACGATTTAATTCATCTTTATATCTCATAATAATTGGTTCTCCATTATCATCTTCTACCATTTGAAATTTCATGTCCATATCATGAAATCCAAACGCAGTTTGTTTTCTATGTGGAAGAATAGATGTTGTATGATTACCTAAAGAAAACTCACTTGATAAACTTGGTGATGCAAACTTTAAATCATATTTTTTTAATTCTTCATAGTTCTCATGTATTAATAAATCTTCATTTTGTTTAAATACCATACCACTTGTTTCATCAAATCTATAAATGATTCCTTTTTTACTTTTTGCATTAGTAAAATAATCAGAAGTAGATTCACAAAACTTTTTTGACCTCAATGTTAATCCACCATTGAAATGTCCAATATCTTCTATAAATTCAGAATCATCTTTTTGAAATCCATCAGATATTGTATATACTAAGTCGTAATCAAGAAACTCATCTTTCCATTTATCAATATTGGTTATGAAACAATCCCATTGAATCAATAGTACATGTCGTGCATCAAAGTATTTATGTAGATATTTTAATATAAACTCTCCATAATCATGATAGTCCATTGTACCTTTCAATTGAATCCAATTGTGTTCTTCACATGGATGTGGTGGTACAAGTGGTGAAACAATAGCGAAACTCCTAAAAGGTAATTTCTCCTCAAACTCTTTTAGTACCTCAACACTTTTTTCAAGTCTTTGTTGTGAAACTGAATCACCACACCCATCAATCAATCTAACATCAATATCATATTTATAATCTTTATTTTTATAAACATGACTCGTATTAGGATAGTAATCATCTTGCCAATAATATCCTTCTGTATGGTCTTTAATCATAAAGATTTATTCTTTCCCTTTTCATTTGACCACCTGGATTAAAGTGTGCATCTTGTCTAAGATAACTACCGAGTGCAGCTCTTCTCCATTTAGTCTCTGATTTGTTAGTCTCTGAACCATGAATTATATGTGAATGTAAAAATATAACATCACCCGAATTCATTGGTAGGTATATTTTTTCATATCTATCTGTCCAAACACCATCAACCCATTCTCCTGGTATATGACAAGGTTTACCTCGTTCATTTCTCCAATCGTCTGGATTTGTTAATAGTCTATCCTCATCAATATTGATTGGTAGACATGATTCCACTTGTGAACCAGGATAAACATATAGACATCCATTCTCTTCATCACTATTATCAATGGCACATGATGCATTTATAATATCACCTCGGTTTGCATGAGAGTAAAAAATGTTTTGATGAACATCCCTACCCAACTCACCTGGTGGTTTAAAGTACATCCAAGTTTGTAATCCATCTACTTTACCACCAATTAGTGTTTCAATTATTTCTAAAGTTCGTGGGTGTCTCCACAACTTATCAAATAACTCTGAATCTCTATGTGTATATGCATATGGTCTTGTGTTATCATCTTCTTCTGAAGTTTTCCTTAATTCAATCAATCTGTTACCTTCTTCTCTATATTCATCCATTACTTCTGTAGGGAAAATATTTTCTACATAGTAACCATTCTCTTCATAAAAAGAAAGTATTTCATTATTCGTCATTTCCGTACTCCTGTTTATACCAATCCATTGTCTTTCGTATTCCCTCGGACAAAGAAGTTTTGGCTTCCCATTGGTATTTATTTTTCATTTTATCAGAACTTATTTTTCTGATTGGTATCATAGATGGTTTACCACTAATGTATTCAATTGGTGCTTTGTAATCTGCAACTTTCATACAAGTAGTTAGTATTTCATTAACATTATAACTCGTGTTAGAACCGATATTCACTACTTCATATTTCTCTTTACAATTTTCCATCACATTAACTAAACCATCTACAAAATCTTCTATGTATATAACATCTCTAACATCTCCACCTGTTCCCCAAACTTGAATTGGATTGTGTTTATCAATTACTTTTCTAATTGTTGCAGGTGTGACATGACATTTATCAAAATCCCATTTATCATGAGGCCCATAACAATTACCTGGTCTCACCACTATACAATCCATACTTGGTGATAATTGATTTGCATATAAATCACACAACACCTCACCATATCGTTTCATCCAACCTACTGCATGATAAACTGGATAAGGTTCTTCAAATATGTTCCAAGTCTCATCAACCAATTTATCACCACTTGGTGGATATACGGTTGAACTACTGATAAAAACATATTTCTTTACTTTGTTGAAATATGCTGCTTCAATTAATTGTGTATTCACAATTACATTTGGTGTAACATGAACCAAAGGTGACTTTACGGTATCAACCGCATTTGAAGTATTTGCAGAACAATTAACAACTATATCCATACCCTCTGTGATTTCTTTACAAAATTCCATATCTCGTAAATCACCATAAAAGTATTTTACACCATCTACTTCTTTTTTATTTTTATGTATTGTCCCATATACTTCGTATCCGTCTTTTACTAATCTCTCTACAAGATTATATCCTATCAGTCCTGATGTTCCTGTTACTAAAATTTTCATAAGTCGTTTACTCCTAATATTTTGTTTAAATCCTCATATACATTTGGTGTTTGGTTTAATACTATATCAAGTATTACATTTCTATTATGTACAAATTTATCTTGCATACTCCAATAAATTTTGTGTAATTCTTCTTTACTGAATTTCATCACTCTATCAATTTCCGATAAAACCATTTTCAATCTTTTTTGTGGGTCAAATTCTTCATCATAACTTTCATCAAATAATTCAGAAAAAGTTTCAAATCCCATTTCTCTTAATTTTTTCAAACTATGTTTTTGATTCACTATAATAAATGGATGATATGACCACAATGCATTTAAAGTTTTTTCTGTTAAGAATATTGGTAAATGATGTGAATAATTGTGATTGTTTAACTCCATCTCATAATTTGTCTCACATACAACACTAAAGTATGAGTTGTTATAAAAATCATAATTAGGACTATAACGACCTTCAAAAGATTGTGTATTATCAAACTCTTCCCAATCAATTCTAATCGGTACTCTATTTAAAAATTCTTCATTATAATATTTTAATAATTGAAATTTTTTTAAAATTTGTGGATTAAAAACATTTCTATCAATCGTTTTTAAATCATCATTAAAACTAATCAACCCTTCATTGTCATATTGATTTTTAAATAAATGAGTTTGAACAATAACTCTATGGGACAATGGATTTGCCACAAGTGATAAAATTTTATTATCTCTTAATTCAAGATTAGGTTTCAAGAACAATCCTTCTTTTTCATACAATTTATTATACTCTCCACCCATTGTAGTAACTGAATTATCTCTGTTTATAAATTTATTAACACCAAAATATACAAATGGAAAAAAGTCATTATTATAAAATTTAAATGGTATTTCTTCTTCGGAATTTTTCCAACTTTTATAACACTCCTCAACATTTAAAGTTGTTAAAAATAAATTAATTTGATTTGGATGAATACCTACATTATCACAAAAATCAAATAAATGTTTCCATCTCATTCCAATATCACAACCCTCACCTAAACCATCTATGATTATTTTAAAATCGTTGTTTGCATTATCAAGTAGTTTTTTCATACTTTCAATGTTTTCTTCTTTATCGTCTTGTGAAAAATGTTTATCCAAGTCAAATAATGACATTACAAAAATATCCCAATCTTTTTCATTATAAATTTGAGAACCATCTGAATCCTCTCGTTGTTGGTAATAATTTTTAACATTCATTCTTGAGTCACGATTGAAAAAAATTCTAAACAAACTATCACTATATGAATCTAATATTAATACTTTCATGATACGATGTCTCTTACTTGTTGTTGTATTCTATTCATTTGAAAATCATTATTGAAAAAGTGGTCTACATTATGTAACACATTATCTGTTGTCTTTTTGATTTCATTTGAAAAATCTTTATCACTCATTTCACAAAATCTTTTAACTTCTGAAACAATTATACTAAGTCTACTTCTCCAATTTTTTTTGGTATCATAAGATTCATCAAATATATTATCATATGTTGCATATCCCATTTCACGAAGACCCTTCAACATACCCTTATTACCCATTAATAAAAAGGGTAAACCGAAGTACAATGGTCTCAATGTCTTTTCTGTAAAGAATATTTTATCATCCATATTTGATTCACTCTCACTAACAATATCTAAATTATAATTGTTATACATTGGTAATAGATTTTCTTTCCATGCATACCACCATTTACTATCTGCATAAACATAATTTATATGAAAATCAATATGTTCGTTTTTTTTCATCTTATGCCAAGATACTCGGTTATGTTCTCCTTCGTAAAGTTTATCAACTTTTTTCTGTACATTTACATTTTCAAAGTTGTAATTATCTAATGGTTTATTATATTCCATTATAGAGTAATCTACATGTTTATTTAAATTATTTTTTTCAATAAAATTTATCAATTTTTCACGATGTGGTTTTATTTTACCATTCATTGAGATGAATCTTTTATTTTTTAACTTACCTAAATTTCTTTTAACATTCTTAATAACTTTATTTTTATAATCAACACCAAAACTTTCTCTTACACAAATCTCCATAAAATACCCATGCAAAGTATTTATTGTTTTTTTGATTTTATTTTTCCTTACAAATTTTTTGTAATTTTCACTAAGACTACAATCTCCCATTACTAATACTATTTTATTTTCAGGTATACTTACTTTTCTCAAATACTTATGTATATCTCTAAATACAACATCATTAGATACTTCCATCTCATGTGATAATATAATATAATCAAAGGATTTATCAGGTATATTATTAGTGTATATATCTTCAAAAGTCATAAAATATAATTCATGATTTGAAAACATGTTTTGTAATATATTATTAAAACTATACACTATCTAATTCCTTTATTAAACTTGATAGTTTATCTATTTGACCCCATGATAATTTTTTAGCAATATGTACATTGTGTTTTAATTTAGATTGTGTATCTTCACTATAATACCAACTATGTAATTCAACTAAACTTTTTGATGAAAGTCTTTTAATTTCCATACATGCCTTACTCCATCTTGTCTTATCGTCTTCAATTTCGTCATAAGTTTCATCAATCAAATCAAAGAAAGTTTGAAATCCAAAACTTTTCAGTACTTTTAAAAATCCTTTAGTTCCCAATATTATAAATGGTTGAAAACTCAATATAGGTTTCCAAATCTTTTCATCTAAAAAATCATCATGATTTCCACCATAGTTTGGTAGTGTCACAATACTAAAATATGAATCAAAATACTTCGGATAATTAATTAATGTTGGGTCTAATATAGAATGTCTTCCCCAACTTGAATCACCATCAAGGTATATTGGTTCAGTATTTTTTGTATATGAATAATAAATCTTTGGAAATAAATTATTTGATTTTATAAATTTATATAAATAATCTCTGTGTGGTTTTTTCTCTCTATTCAAAGATATAAAATGTTTACTTCTTAAAAAGTTTTTACCTGACATAAATAGTGTTGTTGATGTATCTAAATCATTTTTTTCTATCATATGTGATAATAAATAATTAAACACATTTTCATGTTGAGTAACACCAAATTGTGGAATATGATTTGATATAGATGGTGTTATAATATAAATTGGTCTATTGTCTACAATCTCGGTTTTGGTTGGGCCCCAACCTAATGCAGAATCATCTACTATGATTATCACAGGACACAATACATTTTTTAATTTTTTATGTAACTCTCCTTGATGAAAATCTGAAGTGAATGGTTCTCCATTTACTATCAGTATATCATCTGTAGTGTGTTCAAAATCAAGGTCAACAACTTCTTTGACTTTAACATCTATCCATTTTAATATTGTTTTTAATAGTTTGGGAAACATATCCCCATTATCTAAAATATAAATCATTTTTGTAATTCCTCATAATACTCTATTGTTTCTGTTAATCCCATTTGTAATGTGTATTCTCTTTCAAACCCATATGTCCTCATTCTATCTGTATTCATTTGTCTTCTCATATCACCATTTGGTTTTGTCAAATCATACTCTATCTCTACACCAAAGTAATTTCCAATCACATTTGCAATATCTGATATTCTAACTTCTTCACCACTACCAAGATTCACAACATCATTTATTCTATTTTGAACCATATGAATCATACCACGAGCAACATCTTTTGAATATATGAAATCTCGTATTGGTGTTCCATCACCCCAAACATTCAACACTTTATTATGATAACCTTTTTTAATCATAGATGCAATCACGGTAGATTTATCACCAAAATTATCAAAAGGGCCATATATGTTGGATGGTCTAACAATGGATATATTTTTATAATCGTTTGTAATACTAATTGCTTCACAACTTAACTCTCCCATTCGTTTTATGTATGCAGGGATTTTATCATTCGGACTTGGAACTTTATCCCATACATCATCTTCATTATAATATTCACTTGGTGGATAAACACCTATTGAACTTGTGTAAAGAAACCAATCAGGTTTCCATCTACCAACTGCACGAATCACATTGGTATCAAATTGTAACATTGGTAAGTAATCCTCTGGTCTTTCCTTTACTCTTAAAGGTGAACCCTTAATACCTGCCAAGTGATATACATGGTCATAATCTGCAATGATACCTGTGTGTGTAGTATATGTCATATCTAACCCATAATACTTTACATTACTTGGTAAATCTTTTGGTATGTTGTAATCTTTATCAACCACACCAACCTTTCTGTAAATCTTTGAACACAACTCAACAAGTTGTCTTCCTACCATTCCTCTTCCACCTATTATTAATGCTTTTTTATCTTTCATTTTATCTCCTTTAGTAGATATTCAAACCATTCTTCATTTCCTTTATCATTTGGATGACCATCATTCTGTGCATATAAACTTGTATCTTTTTTCTTTTTCATTAATTCTGAATATCTACCACCACAAAATTCTTCCCATGATTTATTAAGAAAAATATTATAAACATATTCAAATTCAGGTGAATGTTTTTTAGTTAAATTTTTTAAATCACCAATTGAATTAAAGAAAATAAATTTTGGTAATATTCTTGAAAGTGATAAAATATATCTATTTGTATTATCAAGTAATACTTTTTCATTGAAGTAGTTTCTCCAATAAAATTCCCAATGTTTTAATTCTTCCTTTGTGTATTGGTCTTTATTTGTATTTTCAAAAGTTGCAACATCTATTTTTTTGTACTCATTATTTAAATCATCCCAATATTCAAATCTTGTAGATTCAGTCCAACCAATTAAAAATAAAGTTTCATTTACTTTATCTTTATTATTATTTATCCATTCGGTTACTTTTCTAAATATCATCTGATTAGAACCACCACCTTCTGCTAAATTAATATCTTCTAAATCATAATGAGATGCCATTAAAGTTGAAAGACGATTCTTTTTATCAGAAGTTCCATATCCTTCAACCCAACTACATCCACAACTCACTAAATATTTCATTTTTTAAATTCACTCCCAAATGCAGGTAAGTCTTTTATACTTTCATCTACTTGTATTTCTACAGGCTGTTCTTCACCAATGGTCGTACCTTTATATCGTATACCATTATTATAAGAATCCATATTATACCCAACCTTTGATTTTGGTTTCTTCCAATGTAACCATTTGGATTGTGGTAAGTTAAACATTACATTACCACCAAAATATTCATATACAGATTTAATAACACCCGCGTGTATATTTGGAATGATATCACCATTAATATGTTCGTAACCAAACCCATCAATAGTATCCTTTTCTAAATCTTCTTTACTAACCTCACTAATTCTATTTAGATAATAATCACCTGAATAATCATCTCCACACATAAATCCATTTACCTTTAATTTAGGATAACCAAGTTCAATGTCTTTTTTAACTATAGAATATTCGTGTGCACCATCAATATGAAATATATCAATGGAATCATCTTCAATATCCTTAATTAAATCATTTGAATTACCAACTCTTAAATCAATAACTTTTTTATTATCAGGATGAATATTACTCCAAAATATTTTTTTATTTTCTTCAATATTATCTTCATCATATTTTATATCACTATCATCAGTTACAGAAATATTACCCTTAAACCAATCAATAACAATTAATTCACCATTCCAATATCTAACCATCTCTGCAATCTGATTTGTTTCATGACCATTCCATGCACCAATCTGAACCACTCTAATATTCTCTTTACCAAAAACATTAACTAATGATGATGTCCAATATACTTTTGTATGACCTATCATCTTACCCACTCGGTTAAAAACTTTAGATGATTTTCAAATACATTATGATAAAAATCATTAATAAAATATTCATGATTATACACCATTTCTTTCTTATGACTATAAGTCAATTTATGTAATTCTTCTTTTGGCATATCAGTCAATCTTTTGATATTATCATAAATCATTTTAATTCTTTTATGTCCATCTTTTTCTTCATCAAAACTATAATCAAACATCTTATCATATATTTTGAATCCTTGTTTTTGTAACGCCTTAATACTTCCTGGTTCTGAAACAGGTAGGAATGGTGTTCCAAGTGCAAGTGGTCTATAAATCTTTTCAGTAAATACAGGCCCACCAGTTATCCTATCATTCTTAAACCCACCTGAATATGTTTCTGCACATACATCAAAGTATACATTTAAATAAGAAATGGGATTATAATAAGGCCCATATGTACTATCGTAATGTGTCAATGTTCTTTTACCTTCATCCTCTAATGCAGATTCATATGAGTGTGCAAGTGTCATTCCATCTGTAATTCTGGCAGTGGTATAATCCAAATTATCTAAAGTATCTTTTTGTTTAATACCAACCATGTCATGTGACAAAGGTAATACCTCTCTAATTACATCAATATATTTTCGTTTAAAATCACTTTCATTATTTACATGACATATTTCGTAAATATTAAAAGACCTATCTGCGAAAGATGCATCTCCCATTGATGGAAAAAATATATTACCATCTTCACCTATATCTTGAAATGAACAAAAACCTTTTTTATGAATTTCTGATTTTATTATTTCTGCCATCAATATAACTCTTGCAAGTCTTGGCATAAAATTATTAAACATAAAATGTTTTGGTCTTAAAAAGTATTCTTGATTTACAATTAACCTTGACCATAAATTATCATTTGCTAATTTGTTAAAAGATTCCCATGCATTATTCATATGTAATGGTAATACTTTTACATTTATATCTTTAGAGTATTTTTCAAATAATTCATCAACAAGTTGGTCACCATCTGTATATAAAATTGAACTATGTGGTATTTTTTCTTTATCAAGAAAGTTAACTAATTCACCTATTGTGTCATTTACAATTCGTTCTTCAGGTGTACAATCAATCCATATTTTTGCAATACCCTTTCTTACATTCTCTACATGTTTACTATCAAGACCACCATTAATTAGATATTTTATTTGTCTTGTTGGGCCTGGTGATGATGAATCTGGTTGATATTCTACATAAATCAAGTAAGGTTCATTTGTATTTAAAGTGTTTTCATCATGGTGTATTTTAAATTTTCCACGACCACCATCAAAATAATAAAACATTTGTGATAATGCATTTCCATACTTGTTTTCATTATCAGATGGATATAAATAATCATGGGTATCAAATTCTTCATCTAAATGTTTACTTTTTTTTGGTGGTTTACCATAGTGAAACTCTTCTCTATTAAGTTCTTGTGATGAGTATTTGAATGCTAATATATTAATCATAGTTTCTCCTAAAACATTACCCAAGTACCAGTACCATGGTGTGGGTAATCACTTTTATATTGATAATAAAAAACATCTTCAGGTACCTCTTGTTTTTTACCCCATGTTTCATCTGTCGGTGTATTGGTGGATAAGTTATTATCCTCAATAACAAACTCTATTGGTAAATTATTGTTACGAGAGTATTTATAAACTTCATGAAATATACCACTTTCAAATGTCATATCACCAACGAAACACCATACTTTTGGTAATCTATTCTCTATAGTTTTTTCATTTTTAAGTTTTATGGATTTTGCAACTCCTAATGCTATTGGTAATCCACCACCCACAATAGAAGTTGAGTAAAACTTTCTCTGATAATTAAGTGGTGGTTGTGTTTCATCTTCACTATAGAAATGATTTACACTCATACTTTTACCATGTACAATATCACTCATTAAAGTATTACTATCAATACCATGAAGTAGTGCATGATAATGATTTCTCCAACTACTAAATACCCAATCTCTTTCACTTACATACTGAAAAATTTCTATCAATTGTTCTTCATTGTTTGAACTCAAATGTACAGGTGCTTTAATTTCACCATCATTATATTTTTGTTTGACTTCTTCCTCAAACTTTATTAAATTATCTTTGGTTAAAGTTATCTCTCTAACCTTTCCATCCTCTATAATATGTTTAGGTATCTTTACCATTTTTATCCCTCTTACTTAATATTGGATTATTTATTGGCCAATTTATTTTTAACATTGGGTCATCCCATCTGACTGATATCTGTTCTTCCCAATCCACATACTCATCAGGATATGATTGAGTATAGTGAAATACACACTCAGATGATAAACACAAGTGTCCATTTAGAAAACCTGGTGGAACCAATACACTTTTACAATTTTTATCATCAAGTGTAAAACCATCCCATTCCAAATATGTTGGACTATCTTCACGATAATCCACAACCACTAAATAAAATGTACCATAAACACAAGTAATATGTTTCCAAGTTACATCGTCTCCATGTAATCCTCTAAGAACATTTTTTCTTGAGTATGTAAATTTTGATATTTTTTGTTGTGGTGTATTCATAGGCCATTCCCAATGTGTCCACATTGTTCCACGATAATCTGTATGTGTTTCTGGTGTAAATATCTTTACATCTTTCAACACATCACTTCTTTTTGCTTTGTAATTAAACATTATAATGATGCTCCATAACTTAATGGAAACGCATTTCTATAGTGTGAACTTTCATGTGGAACAATCATTTGATATGCCATTATCAATTCTTCTATCCCATCATCTAAACTAAAGTTTGGTTTCCAACCTGTTGATTCTATTTTTTTATTACTTACTACATAATCTCTTTTATCAGGGTCTATAAAATAATCTGAATATGTAACCGAAGTATCAGGAATATATTTTTGTATTCTTTCTACTAATTGTTTCTTATTTATATTTGTGTCTGATAATCCCACATTGAATATCTCGTTTTGATATTCATTATATTTTAATGTCATATAACTAAATACTGATGCTACATCTTGAATATGTACAAAATTACGAACAAATTCTTTTTCAAATATAGTGATATATTTATCAGTCAATAATTTATAGACAAACTCATTTACCAATAAATCTAATCTCATACGACTTGACACACCAAATACGGTTGCCAATCTAAAGGTTATCCCATTACTATTGTTCTTTATATAATCTTCTGAATTACACTTTGTAATACCATAATGACTGATTGGTGTTAGTGAATTTGTTTCATCTACTTCACCTTTATTTGTTCTACTACCATAACCACTATTAGTATTTGGATAAAGTATTTGTTGATTTGGTGATAAATTATCTACGATGTTTTTGATTTGATTGAAATTGACATCGGTCGCAAGTTGTTTGTCTTTTTCACAACTTGGAAAACCGACAAGAGCGGCGAGTGGAATAATAACATCATGTGTTTTTACTTGTTCAAGTAATAAGTTTTTGTCACGAACATCACCATATATAAAATTAAAACCTGGTTTACCAAATAAATCTAATAATGATGTTTGATTATACATCAAATTATCAATCACGGTAACCTCGTGATGTAACATAAGTTGTCTTGTGATAACAGAACCTAAGTATCCTGCTCCACCTGTAATTAATACACGCATAAAAAAGCCTCCAATAAATAGAGGCATCCATAATAGTAAAACTACTACATAAATGCCACCCTTGTTTTATAGTCTATAGTAGTGGGTTAGGACTTTCTCCGAAGAGTGTTAGCACTACCTGACTTATATATAAATATTAATAATCATTAAAATTATCACTATATTTTAATAGTTCAAAATCCTTTTTACATAATCTACTAACTATTTCTATTGTGTTATCATTATAGTAATCTTTCCAATTTGGTAAATATTTTTGTGATGAATTTTTAGAATCTTTTAGTACTCTACCTTTATACAAGTTAAAATCGTTAAATGGTAAGTGTCCCTCATCGTTAAAAATTTTATTAAAAGTTTCTGATTCATGAACTTTTGATAATTCTATAAATTCAAATTCATCTGTAGGCATATTAGTAAATTCATTCCACATTGGATATGCATGACTATCATGTATTTCACCATTATCAAATCTTATACACCATTCTTCAAAACTTTCTTGCCAATCTTGTTGAGTCATATCTTCTAAAGTAGTCTTAAGTTTTATAGGTTTGTATGTCTGATAATCATCAATAACATCATAATGATAAAATAATCTACTATCGTTTTCATGTCTATGGGCTTCACTTATTTTTTGACCGAATGTCCAACAAGATAAAAATCGTTCATATGGATTTCTTGTGATACATATTTTATGTAGATTATTCCATACATCTTTATCTATAGAGTTATACACCCAAGAAGTCCTTAATGGATGACCTTCTATTTCTAAATGTGTATCACCATAAGACCATTTTATACAATCTCCGATATAAGTAGAACCTGCTTTATTACCAACTATAATTACTGAATTTAATATTGAATCTTTTTCTTGTAGATTATTATGGGTGTCCATATAAAATCTTTGTTTTAGTGTTAAATAAATCATATTAAAATACCTTTACATTATATTTTTTTTCAAATAAAACTCCATCTTGATAGGAATTTACAATTGGTTGACCTTTGATGTTTAATGATGTATTCAATACCATTGGACAACCTGTTTCTTCATAAAATTTTTTTATCAAATTATAATAACCAAGGTTATCTTCTTTACTTACGGTTTGAACTCGTGATGTCCCATCCACATGACATATTGCAGGATACTTATCAGGATACTTACACTTTGCAACATACTGCATAAACTGAGATTTCTTTGTAGGCATTTCAAATATCTCGTGTGCATGTTCCTCTAATACACTTGGTGCAAATGGTCTGAACTTCTGTCTGCCTTTAATCTCGTTCATTTGGTCTTTTATATTCTTACCTCGTGGGTCTGCCAATAAACTACGATTACCCAATGCTCTTGGCCCAAACTCTGCCCTACCATTTGCAACACCAACTATATTACCCTTGAGTAGTTCGTTACTCACTTGAGTAATAGGATACTCACCCTTAATATTATATCCTAAAAAACAATTATTAAAATTTATATGTTCACCCAAAATTGAAGATGCACACCCTAATGAACTACCACCATCACCAGGATTAGGTAATATCCAAAGATTAGGATACTTCTCAACAATCAAACTATTTGCAACACAATTCAACGCAACTCCACCACCATAACAATAGTTATCAGTTTCAGGAACTACTTCTTTTGCCTTTTCAAATATTTTTAAAATTTCCTCTTCACATATCGCTTGAACATTTGCTGCGATAGTGAACTTCCATTCATCTGTTCCATCATCTGGATATACAACTGAATCCCAACCTAAACAACCTCTATGTAGATTTTCTTTTAATTTTAAGTCAAGTCCTTTAACAAAGAAATTATCATACAACTCATTCATTATATTTCTATCTAACTTACCCCATGCAGCCATTCCCATAAGAATGTATTCATCCTCTTGTGGTTTCAATCCTAATCGTTGAGTCATGGCACTATACCAAAGACCAAGTGAGTTTGGATAATTTACAGAATATCTTTTCTCAAAGTGTGAACCCCATGCATACCAAATTGTTAAAGTTTCCCATTCACCAATGGCATCAATAGTAATAATACATGCCTCATCATATGGACTTGAGTAGTAACTTGCAGCTGCATGACTTTCATGGTGTCCAACATAATGGTCAATTTTATTAATACCGAATTGTTTCAGATATTGTGATGGTAAGTTTCCACTTTGAAATAATTCACCATATTGTCCTGCCCACAATTGTCTTGATTTCTTCAACCAAGGTTTTTCAAACCAAACAACCTTGTCCCACTTACCATATCTTTTGGCATCAGAAATCATCTCTTGAGTTAACAAGTGGTCATTTTTTATACCACTATATCTTTCCGAGTGTCCTGCGAACAATATCTCCTTACCATCAAGTAAAGTGATACATGCATCATGGTTAAGTGCGTTAATTCCTAATATCTTCATATATATTCTCAATTTTGTTTAGTATTATCTCTGATATGAATTTATGTCCTTCTATATTTGGATGATAATCATGTTTACCTATTATATGTTTACTATCTTTCCAACCAACTTGAGTGATAATTTCTTTTGATATAACATTATCAAAATAATTCTCTAACTTTAATACCATACTCCAAGGTGAAAAAGACAAGTATTTAAGATTGTACTTATCTAATATACATTTTGTTGAAAAGAATATTTTTTCTGTTTCATTTACAAAATTTTTATTGTTTAAAAAATGAACAACAAATGATTCCCACCATTTTTTATCTGTATACTCTGGCATTTCTCCCCAATCAGATATCTTACTATCAGTAAATTTAATCCAATTGTTTTGAACTTTGTCATAAACTTCCCACCTATGTATTGTTGTCCAACCAAATAAAAAAAGAGTATCATCTAATTTATCAGAATTATTCTTAACCCATTTGTAAAATTTACGATATATGTAATTATTTGATGCACCACCTAATGATAAGTTTATATTTTCAAGTGATAACTCCTCACTAACAAATTTAGAGTAATTATTTTCTATTGTTTCCTCTGTGGTTCCTTTTGACCAACTATCACCTATTGTAACCAAATATTTCATTTGTAAATAAACGGGTCTCTTTTTTTAATTTCACGAAGTCTCTTTTTAAAAAGATACCATCTTTTAATTTTATTGTAATATTTTTTTATTAACTTTATCATATAACATTACCTTTTTTAATTTTAGAACACTCGTTCCAAAATTCTTTTAATTCAGGAAATACTCCAATTATATTAGTGTTTCTTCTTTTATCATGATTAGTAAAAAACTTGTAAAAGTCATACCTATTTCTGTTCAATGTTTTTTCAGGTATATCTGATTTAGACCAATCATAAATTCTTTGTAGTTTTTCCATTTCCATATGTGAAAATACATCATCAGATTTTTCTTCAAAACCTTTTTCTTGAATTTTTCTCATTAATTCAACTTGTTTTTTTATTAACTCTTTAAATTCATCTGATAGTATTTGTACACTTTGATGAGATGGATGTCTTAAATACGAGATATCTGCAACTACCGCATTAGGTGTATATCTATCTTTTGAGTTAAACTTGTCTTTTAATAAATATAATTGTTCAATGAATATATCAAAATTAAATACACTAAGTGCATTATAAGTTACCATAAAAGTTAATGATGGTTTTTTCAACTCTGTCAATGTTCTCTCACAATTTTTCCAAAATTTTCTATAATTTAATCCATGTCTGATATATTCTGCTTTCTTTCCCCAACCATCAATACTTGTGAATATTTGAAAATCTTTTACTAATCCCTTTTCTGTAATAATCTTTACTTTTTCAATAAACTTATTCATCAATTCGTCTGGTGCACCCATATTGGTATTTACTGATAATACAAGATTCTTATTTGGTTTATCAGTTTCTATAATGTAATCTAATACTTTGAATGTATCTCTTGATAACAATGGTTCTCCACCTGTTATTCTAAATGTATGTAAATCTTGATAAAGGTCTGGCCACCAATTCCAAAATGCCTCTACATAAGGATTTGGTTCTCGTTTGGGAATAGGTAACAAGTCTAATGATTTCAATCCACCTAATGAATTAAACTTCGTAGTAGTTGGATAACCACCATGTTTTTTAATTTCTTCCATCCAAGTTGTAGATATATGTGGTGCACAATAACTACATTTAAAATTACAAGAACTTGAAAACACAACCTCTACATATCTTGGATTCACATTTTGTCTCCAATCAATCAGATAATCTTTCCCATCTATTGTTTTTTTAATTTCAGAAAAAAATGGTTTTGCCCATGGTTCATTACTTTTTAAAATTCTATCACTAAAGACTTCACTATTGTCTTCTACATTCCAACAATAATCACACTCATCTGGTCTCTCATCAGTTAACATTTGTTTACGAGCATGTTTCTTATACCAAGTATTATGAAGTGCACTTGGGTTTTGTTTAATTTCCTCTAAAGGTATTTTGTGTGTTCTTGGATGGTGACACGAATGTGTATGTCCATTTTGTAAATGAATAGTGACTTGCATCCACTTTGCCAAACACATACCACACCCAACTGAAGACATCTTACCTTTAGTTTGTGTTAACTCATGTATATCTTTTTGTGCTTGTGTTACTGCCATTCTGGTATATTATCGTGTTTACATATAAAATTTATAAAGTCGTGACGACCAATTTTATCTACTGAGTCTACTTCATATTTTAAATCAGATAATCCATCTTTCTTTGTATCCCAAAGTCCATATTGAACCTCGGTGAAGAATCTTTTTTCATTTCTACTTGTATCTTCTTGGAATACAAATCTATTATTTACTATTCCATTGATTGGATGTTTCAAAGATTTATATTTACCATTTCTACGATGTGGAACAATAGTATGAGATATATCATCTAAGGTTTCTGTAGTGACTTCACACCCATGATTTATACCATGATTATTATTACCACTAATATCATAAACATAATTTTCATCTACATTAGAAAACTCATAATGTAATACACATCCATCATAATCATTACAATTCTTAATATCATTATTATAAAAATCTTTTATCTCACTATCATCAAGCACACGATTCCACATACCAACTTGTGCAACCTTACCATAAAAGAAATTACTTGGACTATTTTCATTAGGATTCTTAACACCCAAGTAATATGGTACACCACCATATCGTTTTGCATTACCACCCATGATTAGTGGTGATTCTACACCATGACCAAACCTTGCATCACTCTCTTCACCATTTAGATAAAATCTTAAGGAATTATTTTCTGAATCATGGGTAATCATTAAGTGACTCCAAATATCAGGATTTCTTTTCAACCACATATAATTGTGATTGTTTTTAAAATCATACATTGAGAAAGAAAAGGCTCTTGAGTTATCATATGCAAATCCCATTTGATATCCTGACCTACCAAGTATATAATTATGAATATATTTTCTATTTTGTAGGTCACCTATTAAGTACATTGGAACATCAAAGTTATCATATGGATTTACCAATATACTCCAAGTAAAACTATTATTAGTTAAATCTCTTAGTGTTTCAGATGGTGGTATTTCTACATATGAACCTAATCCATCAAATTCAAGCGAGTTAACCATAGTGTTACTTTTTGGTAATTTATTATTAACAACATAGTTTTCTTGTTGACATCTCCACAATAAGTCATCATCTTCCATACCCCAATTCCAATAATCATTAGAATAACCATTGATATTTTCAAATTGTTCTTTTGTAAACAAGATAGCACCACCGAAATATTGTATTGATGGTAACATATAATCAAATTGACTTATATGAACTGCGAGATGTTGTGGATTGTCAGTAGGATAACTATAATCACATGTCTCATCTTCAGGTAACATGTCAATATCATGAAAACAAAAATAATCAAATCCTTCTTTTAGTGCCTCATTAAATGCAATATTTTTTGTAGTTCCACGATTAAATCTTAACACCGTATCTGGTTCTATTTGGTTTGCTACAAAAATTTTAAACTCTATATCAGGATGATGTTTCTTCATAAAATCTTCCATGTGTGGAATAAAGATATCTAAATGTTCTTTTCTCCTATAATGTGGAACACATATTGCCAATTTTTTACTCATTATCTATACTCACGAAATTAATTTTTGCTTGACTTTCTTGTGATTTTATTGTATATTTTAAAGTGGATAATCCATCTTCTTTATAATCATCTATACCTGTTCTAACGAAATTAAAATATCTTATCTGATTGTCTCTTGAACGCCAATCTTTAAATTTAGTTTTTGACCAACCATTCTCTTCATGGTCTAAACAAGTAAATTTTCCATCTCTTCTTGTAGGTAAGGATTTCTTTTCACCCAATATTAATTCTTGTTTTTTTGCTATACCACCTATGATATCACCATTGTGATTATATTTTGACTTATCCATAACTCTTTCATTATCTATATTTTCAAAATCATATGCACAGAATAAATCATCTACAAATGAATATTCGTTTTTTGGTTTAGTAACATCCCAAGGAACACCTTCATTGAATAATTGTCTAACTGCTCTCCTATCTACGGTTCTTCTCCACATACTAAATTGTGCAATGTTACCCTCAAACCAATTATTATCTCGTATTGACTTAGGGTCTGCACATCCCAAGAAAAAATTATTACCTTTTATTTCTCTTAGATTACCAAAATATGATGTAGGTGAGTTTTGAACCTCTTCTCCATTAATATACATTTGTAATGTTTTTGTTGGTGCATCAACACAAACTACAATATGATTCCATTGTTCTGACATCTTATGACTAACCACCATAAACTCATCATGGTTCACATTCCAAACACCATACTTATATTGTTGTGCACTTGTCCAACATAGTCCTGTGTGATATCCAGGTTGTGTAAATATATGAAATTCATCATAATGTTTTTGATTATCAATCTTTAATAAGTCTGATGGTTGTACCCAAACTTCATATGAATAAGAACCTCGTGTCAATATTTTTCTCCACAATGGTGAAATACTTATATCTATGTAATCACCCTTTTTAAAACTCATTGACCTTATGAATGGATTAGTTAAATGTTTTGTGGAAACTATATCATCTTCCAATGGTAGACCTGCAGTTCTACACCTATATAACAAATCATCATCTTCAAATCCCCAACCCCAATACTCATTGGAATAACCATTTATCACTTCAAAGTGTTGAACAGGAAACAATGTTACCCCACCAAAGTATTCAGGATATGGTAGTTTATATTTGTTGTTTGATAGTCGTGTTGATAATTGTGTTGGTCTATCCACCCATGAATAATCACATGAATCATCTTCAGGTAACATATCAACATCGTGAAAGCACACATAATCACACTTGGCGTTTTTTGCCAGTGTGAATCCTATGTTACATAACCATCCACGATTAAAAGGTAAATCGTTATCTTGATTTATAACAAATACTTCATAATCATCAATTGAAGTTTTTTCAAGATGAGATTGTATCTCTGGTATAAATCTTGATAAATGTTCTTCTCTATCTCGGTATGGTACAATTATACCAAGTTTTGCCATTATTTTTTACTACCAAATATACTCTTTAACACTCCACCATCTTGTTGTGGTTGTTGAACAAGTGGTTGTTGAACAGGTGGTTGTTGAACAGGTGGTTGTTGAACAAGTGGTTGTTGAACAAGTGGTTGTTGAATTGGTTGTGTTGGTTGTGTAGATGAGTTTAAACCCATTTGATACATTTCCCATAACTTCCAATCAATAGCCTCTAACTTTTCTTCTATACTCGTCAATGCTTTCAATAGAAGTGCAAAGTTATCATCACTTGTTAACCCATTATCAAGTGCATCTCTCGCATCTTGAATATCAGTATTTTCTGTTTTTTTCTTAGTTGCCATTTTATTCTCCTTAGGCCTGTATTGTTAATATTGAATGTTTTTCAAAATATTGTTCTGTTTTTAAAACACGAAATCTACATTCTAATAAATCATTCGTTATTTTGTTACTTATAAGTTTTGTCAAAATTTTATAATTGTTTTGAGAATTAGAACCTTCATAATTTTCTTTATTTAATTTATCGTACTCATTACCTATATAACCATAATTTCCTCTACTTCTTATAGGTAAATATAACTCATCTCCTTCTTTCACTATATTTTTTTTAGGAATCGTTGGATTATTTAACAATAGGGAATTACCATTACCACTTTCATCCCAAACCATATTTTTATATCCTGAACTAAAATCATAATATCCTGTAGGACACTCAATAGTATATTCTGTATTGAAATGACCATTATTATAAATTTTATTTATTGATATTTCATTTAAAAATACATCATAAAATCCTAAATCACCAATTGAAATATCACACCTCGCCTGTGATGTATTCGTATCCTCTGTTCCTATACCAATATAAAATGGTGATTCTAATGGATATTTCTTAATAGAACTTTTAATTTGAACACTATTATTTAAAACTCCATTTATATACATGTTTGAAGTTTTAGTATCTTTACTATATGATAATCCAACATGAACCCACTCACCGATTTCTATAGGATAATCACCTACTCTAATATACTCATTTTTAAAAGTCCAAATATTTGTACTTAATGTTAATTTACCATCTTGTAACAAAAATTTAATACCTGAATGATAACCTGGTCTACTAACAACATATCCCTCTTTTACAATTTCCTTATTGAGTCTTACCCAACATGTTATTGTAAAACTATTATTTATTACATTTTTCATAGGACGACTATTCGTTTCTATTTTACCATAGTTATTAAAACTTAAATCAATACCAGTAATTGACTTTGGTTTCTCTGATACTCGTGTGGTTGGATAATTTAATTGTCCCATTTTCCATATCATATGTAAATCTTCATAACCATCACCCCAAAAGTTATTATGAAAACCACCAAGATTTTCAAAGTCTTTCTTAGTGAACATTAATGCACCATTGAAAAAAAATTTACTTGGTAGATTAATTGAATCTGGTATAAAATCAGGATGAATACCAAATGAAACTTCATCAACTGAACCCACTAAACACTTTGGTCTTTCATCATAAGAATAATCACATTCATCATTCAAAGGTATAAAATCACTACGATGAAACACAACATAATCCCAATCAAAGTCTATATTGTAAATATCCTTTAAAACTTTAGTTCCACTTAAAAAACCAATATTATATAATTTACCATAATTTATCAAATTCTTTTTTGATTTCAAATCAACTATTACAATTCTATAATCTATATCTTTGTTTTTCATAAACTCATCAAAGTGTGCAACAAAGTTTTCATTATGGGTTTCATTAAAATCTGTTACGATTAGTAATTTATTCATGGCGATAATCAATACACTTTTGTTTTATATCTTCCCAATAGGAATACGAGTTATTATCACTTAAATCCTCTATCATAAAATCTTTTACATTTATTTTAAAGTTATTATCTAATAGATATTCATACATTTTCTTATACTCAAAGTAATAAGAGTAATCTTGTTTTATCATTGTTACTTGTCTTAGTCTTTCAAAACAATCAAAATCCCACTTCATATGATTAACTATTACAAAACACTCGTCAATAGGATATTTCTTAGGATGATTCCACCTATCACCATATGTATCTTGACCATCAATGATGGCATAGTGTTGACCTGGTGTAACATCAATATATCCTCTACTTAATACTATTTTATTGGGACATGCATTTGATATTGGTTCTCTAAAGAACCCACCCAATGGAAACTCTTCCCATATATTTGAATCTCTATTTATTTTAGGAAATGTTCCATTCACACCCAATCTATCAAGAAAACCACCACTTACAAAATCCCAACCATTTTCTTCACAATCGTATATTATTTCTTCTATTGGTTTTGGATACTCATGAAACTCATCATCATCTGAAATAACCCACCAATCATTTGGTTTTGTTCGTTTAGTCTCATTATACAAATGTGTTACATGATTCCAATCATATGGTGGATGTTTACTGATATTATATATCTTTAACCCATAGTGACTTAAAACATCTTCAACCTCACCCACAAGATTTTTATTCTTACCATTATCATATACATTCACAAACACATCATCAACTATATCTTGATAGTGTCCAATCATATGATATAACATATTAGGATTATGACCACATACCGTAACTAAATTTTTGGGACTTTTACTGACCAACTGGCCCTCCTACAATTTTCCCAAAAATCATGTAATTCAGGAAATGTTTCTAAAAAATCTTTCTTTCTTCTATTATCATACTCATTAAAGAAGTTAAAAAAGTCTCCACGATTCTTAATTAACCAATCAACATCTTCTAATGGTGACTCTGCATAATCAATCAATCTTCTAAATTTCTCTATTTCAAAATCATAAAATCCACTATGACCATGACCATAAATATGTAGGTATTTATCCTCACGATATTTCTTCATCAACTCAATATCCTCTTTCATCTTATCAATCCACTTGGTAGGTAGGATTCTTAATGATTGATGTGATGGTTGTCTCAAGTATGCAACATCCAATAAGATAGCATAATGTCTATATCGTTTACCATTATAATGTTTTCTTTTTAGATGAAATACACCTTCAATAAGTTTATCAAAGTTTGGTGCACTCAATGCATTATAAGTTGACATAATTGTAACAGATGCCTTTGGAACTTCTGTTAAAAATCTATCTATGTTATACCAAAACTTTTCAAAGTCTAATCCATCACGAATATATTCTGCTTGGTCACCCCATGATTCTATACTTGTATAAACTGAATAATTCCAAACCAAATCATTCTCTGTAATGTATTTTGACTTCTCAATAAACTTATCAAACAACTCGTCAGGTGGACAAAAATTTGAATTAATACTAATCTCTAATTCTGGATTAACATCAGGATTATCAATAATATAATCCAACACCCTAAATGTTCCCTTATGAAGAATTGGTTCACCACCAGTAATTCTTAATGTGTGTAGGTCAGGAAATAAATCTGGCCACCATTTCCAAAATGCCTGTTCATATGGATTAAATTGTTTATATGGTATCGGCATCATATCTGCTCTCTTCAACCAATCAGTATTATTAAACAATCCACTTGTTGGATATGGGCCTTGAGAATCAATCTCTGCCTGCCATCTTGATGAACTCTTTACATCACAATAACTACATGCAAAGTTACATTGATTACTGAATGATATCTCAACATAAGGTGGATTGGTATCTTCTCTCCAATCCGAATCTCTAATCTTTCTAAAGTCTGGTAATGCCCATGCCTCTGCACTCTTCATATGTCTATCACTAAATGCATCTTCATTGGCATCTTCTACTTTCCAACAATAGTCACACTCTTTAGGTCTTCCACCCTCTAACATCATTTTTCTTTGAAGTTTTTTAAACTTTGTATTGTGTAGTGCAGATTTGTTTTCTTCTAATTCCTCTAATGGTATTTTATGTGGAACAGGATGGTGACAACTATGAGTCATACCATTTTGTAATAATAACGAGACTTGATTCCATTTTGCCAAACAGAATCCTCTACCAACCTTATTTAATTCTCTTTTAAGAATATTAATCTCTTTTAAACCATGAAGACTTTTTTCTTTAAAAATATCAATATCTACTTCTTGTTTTTGTGCTTCTTCATCTTTGATTTCAAATTGTTCCAAATGAATTCTCATCTTTAATTCTTCACTTGGTTTTTTCAATTGTCCTTTATTTTTTAATCTATTTATTTCTTCCTCAATATATGGTGATGAATGTTTTAATAAATGATACTTGTAGTTTTCAAAATCATCATCAAGGCCTTGACATATTTCCATAAAAAGAATATGTTTCATTATGTCTGAGTTCTTGATATCATATCTCTCTCTTTTCATTCTTTCTAATTCAGATTCAGTTTCGGTTCTTAAATTAGAGTTTAACATATCAAGTCTTTTTCTAATTTCTTCTTTACCATATTCCAAGTCCTTATCCATGTTCTCATACCAAACATCAGTATTTCTATTATGTTTATTTATTAAAAGAACTCTTTGTTCTAACTCTTGATATGGACTCAAAAGTTTATTAGATTTTTTTATTCTTTGGATTTCTCTTTCAACTTCAGGTGAAGTGTGTTTTAAACATTGTTTGATTGTAACTCTATATTCAAGTTCTTGTGTGACATTTACAATCTTTGCACTATCAGGAACATGATTATAATATCTATCTATCTCCTCATCAATATAATCATTTTTATACTTTTCACATTCAGATAATTTAATCAAATAATAACACTCTTTATCAAATTGTTTAGTAAAAAAATCTTTATCTTCTTCAAGATATTCATCTATTCTTTTCGTAACATATGGTGTTAAATGTTTTTGTCTGATTTCATAATCAAATTGTTTTTCAGGCCATTCATTCAAATGTTTAAATTCTTTAATACCCTTGTTTTCTATTTGTACAAAATTATTCATTTCTTCCTTACTAAAGTTGTTCCTGTAGAGAATGGTAATTGTGTTTTTTCTTTAAAATCAAAGAAATCAAATACTTCCCATTTTTTACTCTTTTTAAGTTTTTTAATTAACTTAGATGGGCCTGACATATCATCAAACTTCTCACCTTTTGGTACAATTAAACTATCATAATATTTTTCGTCTGTATCATGTATACTAATGATACCATTATCACTTAATCTTTCACTATATAATTCAAAATCTAATTCAACTTGTTCAAATGAATGACCTGCATCTATATGTAGGTAATCTATTTGAACATCTTTTCTTAAGAAAAAATTATAATAGGCATCATCTGTAAGTGCCTCTATGACTTTTGGTTGAAATGTTTCTACGAAATAACTTTCATCGTTCCAATCAGGCTCACCATTAACACCATTTTTTGCATCAACAACATATGTGATACCAAATACATCATCGGTGAAAACATCTAATTCTTTTAAATCCCATTGTGCAGCAATCATCATTCGTGGAACAAATCCACCACCACTTCCTAAACAAACACAAGTACGAGACTTCATTAAGTATGGTATTGTATAAAACAATAAACCACCACCCAAGTAAATGTGTGTTGCACCATGTGTATCTCTGTATTTTACTGGTTCTTTTTCATCACCATTATGTAGTAATGAGTCAAATATCCAGCCTTGATTTAATAACCCCATAATAAAACCTCTTTGTTATAAATATAAACTTACCATCTCAAACGATTATAAAATGTTGCGACATGTTCTGAAAAATAAAATCTCTTGTGATGACCATATTTTTGTTGGTCTTCTACAAATGCATTATTATAAAAATAGTGGTCTGCATCTTGTACTTTATCTGTTGGTATAATACCATACTTCGTTTTTTGTTCCATTGATGTTCTATTCACTGGCCATGGTTTCCATACAGAATGATGAAATACAAATTGTCCACTATCTGCAGTGGAATATTTTAAATATGTACCATTACCTAAATCATCATGGATTATCTCAGTTCCACTAATAGTTGAGTCTCTACACAAATGAACCATTTCTCGTTCACCTGTTTCATGTTTAAAATTAATAAACTTAATGTCTTTATCTAAATCCATCAACAATGGACGAAGTATAGTATAAAAATCATAGTGTACCACATTATCGTCATCAACAAGTAAAACCCATCCTTCTTTTACATTTTCCATCAATGCATTTTTACATTGGTTACCCCAACAACCATCTTCTGTTTCTGTAAATGAATACATATCATCAAATAAAGATGAATCAATATCTGATTTACTACAAACTAATGTGTCTATTGCAACATGCCACCTTGGTTCAAAGAAACTCTCAGTTAATAATGGTTGTTTGAAAATTGAGTCTCTTACTAAATGTAAATTTTGTGGATTTAAACCACAAGGTGTTCCAATATTTATAACTACTTTTTCCATTATGGTGCTGAATTTGTTCCTTTATTATGTACTAATATTCCATTCACAAGATATACATCAGAAGGTTCTACATCAATGTTAACTACTTCTACTTCACCCTCAACTCTTGTTATTTGGTCAATTATAATTTCTGATTTATCTTCACCCAATAAGGATTGTCCAACTTTACAATTACCTGCCTTCATCCATTTCCACACATTATCTGTATCTTTGATTAATAATTCGTGTTCACCAGTAACATCTAATTGTACATTAAGTCCTGTAGCATTATTTACACCAAATATAACATGATAATGTGATGCATAATCAAAATAATAATTATCAATTACTGCAGTACTTGATTCAAAACCATCTATTGATGATGTTGTCCAAGTTGACCATTCTTCATATCCTAAATCCTCGTCAGGTAAAGTTTTGATATTAAATGTATTTACCTCATCTCCAATATCTAAGTCCTCTATATTTTTATCACCACTTGGTGTAGATACTTTTGAACCTGGTAGAAAACATGCAACCGTTTGTCCACCATATGTATCTTGTATCTCCACAACTTTTGATATTGCAGTGTTATATCTTGTGGCATGGTCATTATATCCATCTGATTGTCCATCATCATTATACTTACCAGTTATTGTTACGGTTTGGTCATTGTATTGTGGCCCCGCCCACTTCTTTAATGTAATGTGGTCAATAAAAATATTACCTGCACTACCTGTAAACTCCAATCTTAAATCTACTGAAGTGGAACCACTTGTATAAAAGTTATCAGTAAACAAATCCCAATTATTTGTATTGTTTGCACCATCTCTACCAAATGTATGTGATGCAGTCTTTAATACAACTTGAATATTTCTATCACCTGCACTTGTATTATAAAATCTTCCTTGAATTTCATAAGTAGAATATGCATCTACACTAATGGTTTGAATCAATGCACCATCGTCAATCTGTGCTGCAAACGACGAACCAATACCTGCAGGGTCTGCATTTGGTGTTCCACCAGTATAAGTGTGTCTTGTAAC